TTAGAAAAAGAGTGCATCCGCGCCTATGGCAAGTCCTCGTGTCTGGCGTGATTCTACCGCTTGGGCAGGCATGGCAACAGCTCCAACTGCTCCAACAAGGCCATTTTCATAAGCTTCCGCAAATGTCCTGAATGCGTCCGCGGCGTGAGAACACCTATTATGCAGGGGGGTATCCCGTTCAACACCATGTGCTCCTGCCGGGGCCTTCTGATAATTCTCCAGGGCATTTACGCCAGACATATATTCCACTCCGTCAATTTTCAGGGGCCGGGAGCATCGCTCGTGAAAAATGCAATGATTCAGGAGGCGCCGTACCGCAAAAATACCATTCCACACATCGGAAATGCGCGGCACTACGGACACATTGAACCCTGCTCGCCTCAAATACACGTCAAAGGTAATCCCGTGGGTATCTCTCCTCCCTGCGTCGTGGGGAACCAGATGTTTGTAAATGGGGCCAAACATCACTTCCCACTTCGTGCGGATGAAATTGATATACCACTCCAAGGGCTTTTCATTGGCCTGCAGGCAATCCATCACGTAAAACTTGCCGTCTCCCCTCACCTGCCAGAGCCAGAGAACCATATAATCAGCCATGCCAATATCCCAGGACACATAATAGGGAGCCAGATCATCCTTTTCAAACTCGGCGCATAGTCGGCCCTTGGAACGTAATGCGTCCATGTAAGAACCATAAATGGATCCCTCCACCAATGCCTGAAACGCCTCTTCCGGCGTGGAAGGATATTCCTGACGGACCAATCCTCCAAATGTCTTGTATTGGGAGGCGTACCAACGCTTCTGGGCATCATTCAGGGAAATGCCGCACCTTAACCTCAAATCCTCGAAATACTTCTGTAAATCCTCCGGGAAACTGCATCCATGTTCATCATCAGCTTCAAGGAAATACTCCGGATTCTTCCACCAGGGAAAGAAAAAAAACTTCCAATCCAGGGAAGAAAGAGGTTTGCCAACCATCTCCATGGACGCCTTGGTCATCTCGTAATTGAGGCCAAACTTTCCTCCCTCATGGGTGGATTCCCGGACAATCACGCCGTCTTTGGAAACGGCGTTCATGGCCCCTGTCACAATCTCGCGGGCTCGCAGAGGGGCATGGGCCGCGACGTATCCAAGTTCCGAGACATGCAAAAACTGAAATGTGCCGCCGCGGAGAGATGTGCCGGCTGTAATTTTACTCCCATTGGAAAAAGACACCGTCGTTTTGGAAGGCCTGACTTGAATCTCCCCTTTGATGAGGCGTCCTAATTCGGCCAGGGCAAGGTCTTCTTCCGTGGGAGCATCCGGTACATAGTCCAAACTCCTGTAAGCCAACTCAATTTTGCCAATCTTGCCTGTTCCATCCACCAAAGTTTTATCAATGATACCGCAATGGAAATTGGGCCGGAACAGGCTCATATCCAGCATCAGCATGGCTACATACGTGGAAATGCCCAGCTGGCGCGCTTTCAGAATGTCATTCCTGTACCATAACTGCTCATGAAGCCGCCGCTGGGCCCAATTCAACTGGAACCTTTGCATCTTGCCCTCTTTATTGATAATCCAGTACAAGTGATTTAACCTCCACACGCGGTCGGAAAGCTGTTCTTTCAGAATCTCTATATTATTATCCATTATGCCTGAATAGCTAATAAATTGAAATCGCGGTTGCCGGAAACGCGGATGCCCACCATGGAATCGTAATTCCAGCATCCATCAGCAACTAGAGAATGCCATCCCCTTGTTAAAAACGAAGACGGGGAACGGTCCAGTACATCCCAACGGGTTCCGTCAATGCTTACCTCAACACCATCCACCAGTGCATCAGAGCCAAAGAAAAACATCACTCCGCCGCTATGCTGGCGGCGTCCAGCAGCTTCAAGAGAAATCAGGGCGTTAGTCTCCAGCACAGACACAAAATCCCTGCCTCCCGGATCCTGAAACTCATTACCCGGCGCCAGCACCTCAATAAACCGTCCATCCTCCCGCGACACCAGGGCAAACAGCAAATCCGCCTGATCCCCATTGGGCAAAACGGCTACCCCTTCGAACACCCCATCTGTCGTGTACCGGTGCCAGGCATGCACCTGGTGCATGCTATTATAAGTCATCAGCGCCAGCACCCCGTCCCGGCGCACAAACACCGCCCGCGGCTCCGGCTTGCGCACAAAAGCAACACCCCGGCACCCGCCGCCGTCGGCCAGCACATGATCGGCAAACACCGTCAAATCGCGGGACACGAACCCGTCGCTCTCATAATCATACCCGTACTGATACACCCGTCCGCCGCCCCTCTCCACATACAGCACCTTATCGGTCGCCATCAGGGCCGGAACATCGGAAGACCCCACAAACCCGTGGCTGTCCGCCCGCGCATTGGAGTAAGTCATCACCCCCTGGCCGCCGGACACCGCCCACTCCGCGTCCGCCGTCCCCAGCAGCAGCCGGGAACTCTGCGCCATCAGCCAGCAAATCCTGTTCTGCGTTGTGGTGCTCAACGTCAAAGCCAGCGCGGAATCATCCTGCTTCCCCACCTCGAAACTGTTGAGGTCATCCGTCTTGCTCAACCACACCGTCTGCGGCTGGGCCTGCGTAGCGGCCAATACCAGGCGCTGCTGAAACACATCCACGAGGGAAGGAAACCCGTACACCCCCCGGAACGCCGCGAAACTCCACATCAACGACTCCCCGGACGGGGGAACCCCCTCCGGAACCGCGGAAATATTATCCCAAAGAGAATACTCCGCGGAAGCCGTCACCTCGGCAGCCTCTGCCTCCATCCACGCCGTGCAGGCAGGCGCCTCCAGCTGCGCTCTGGCCCGTTGGCTGACGGACCCTCCGGGCCAGGTCTCCATCCTCACCACATAAACTCCGTCCTCCGGCACTGTAAAAGATGCCTTCTCCATCGTGGAAAACACAGGCATCAACGAATAAGAACCACCGTTGCCCTCGCAAAAAGAACACACATTCAACGTTGAATTCAGCTGAATCGTCTGCCCGGCATAAACGCAGACAAACCCCTGCATCGACACGACTGTACCCGCCGGAAGAAAAAAACGATACATCTCAATCGACCCCTCCGCAAACCGGTCCAAACTCACCTCTGCCTGCTCCCATTCCAGGCGCACCATACTCCCGGCGCCGACATCATCCGTCGTCAACCCATCGGGCTTCACCGTCAGCGTCCGTCCCTCCCTGGACACCTCAAACCCGCCGTCCACCTTGGCCCCATCAACCAACAATGCGGAAAAAAACGGCAGCCCCTTCTTCTCGAAAAAATCGCAAAAATCACTCCCCAAAGGCAGCGTCAACTTGCGCACGTCGCTGGTAGACAGGGAACGCAGCCGCAGCACCACATCCTTCTTATAAGCATCCACCACCAGCTTATTCCCGCAGGAATCAGCCGGAAACCCCTGGCTGGGATCGGAACCATTGGAAAGCTGGGACTCATACAACATCAGGCGCAAATAACACTCCTCCCCCGCCTCGTCCCCGGTCAGCTGCAAATTGGAAGCGGCCCCCACCGGGGAATTGGACGTACCAAGCAGCTGCCAATCCTCATTCGGGAAACGCCGCTCCACGGCATACGTGCCGTACCACTCCTTATAACAATAAAACGTCCAGGTCCCCTTGCAGGTAATCGTATTGGAATGGCAAATCACACCCTTATGAAAATGCTCCGGATAATCCGCCGGAGACGTCAGGCCGTCCACAAAATCCTCCGCCCCGTTAAAATCCCTGTCGCACGTCCACCAGGACCAATAACTCCCCTCATTGAGGCAGAGCTTTTTCCCAGCCGTGAAAGCGCTGGCTGCCGTAAACGCCTTGGCAATCACCCAGCCCTGGCGGATGACGGCCCCCGTGCTGAACCCGGTCTGCTGGGGCACCGTCACCTGGACGCGCATCACATCCCCCTCGTTAACCGCCGCATCCGCATCGGACGCATGCTCCCCGAAAGACACCCTGTAACACCCCTCATCCAACGTCAGGCGCACCGGAAAATCCCGGAACTCCTCATACCGCCAGGGGCGGGCCTTAAACTCATAGGGAGCCAGGGAAAACATGCCCTCGTCATCCCGTTTCAGCACCATCAGCTCATGCGTGGGGCAGGCCAGAAACAACATGCTGTTCACCTGTTTGTGGCGCAAAGCGGAAACATCGTCCTGGCTCCACACGGAAGGCAGGGAGGCAACCACATCCCCCTCGGCGGACAACACGCGCAGCAGGGCAGGGGACACCTCCACAAGAAAACGGTCATTGGTGGAATAAACATAAGGCAAAATCACGGAACCTTCCAAAGCGGCAGCCACGCGCCGGAACCCGCGGCGCCGGGAAACGCCGCCCATCTGGCCCAGGTCCAGATTCTCAATCCTGGAAGCCCCACGGTGAAAATTATCCAAGTCCGCCCGGACGGCGGAAGTAGGAGAAAGCTCGCCTCCGTTGAAAGCGCATCGAATCATGTACCATCATTACAACAAAACGAAGGAGGATGAATACAACCGTAACTTGACTAAATCTGCATGGTTAATTGGTGAAATACTTTGACAATCGGGATATGAAAGGATTACATGTTCCTCTATGTCAGATCAAAAATCTTCTCCGAAAAAGAAAAGTATAGAATGGGAAAAAGCACGCTGGTTTATTCTCGGCGCCTTCGTTCTCTTTATTGCATGGCCCTTCATCACATGGGGAAGCCTTGGTATAGCGGACTGGTTGTTTGAAGGAATCAATTTTCCAGAAACCTCCCGTTTCGGAATCAGTGGTGATATGTACGGAGGGTTGAATGCCTTATTTGCGGGATTAGCATTTGTAGGATTAATTTATACAATATTTAAGCAACAAGATAATTTTAATGAACAGTTTTCCGAAATGAGGAAAGATAGAGTAGATTCTATGGTTCTCAATTATACAGGATTAATACGCGATTCTATAAAAAATTTATATGTATTATACGATATGATCAACATAGATAAAAAAGAATCAGAAGGTATAAATGTTCTGAAGGATTATCAACGTCATTTTTTAACAATAGAATCTTGGTTCGAAGGAAATATAAAAAGAATGCCAACAGATAAAGAGATTGGTGAGGAAGTTGCTCTAGTTTCTCATTATTTAGTCATTATGGCGCCTGTAGCTTCTATTTGTTATTCGGCATTAAAGAAAACAATATGTATCATAGAAGATTCTCAATGGGATGAGGATTATAGAAATATATTAAAAAATGATTTATGGATGATGGTTTCTCAAATGCCTCCCAATTTTTTATCTCTTTTATATATATCGTTATTGATGATAAATAAAAAAGATGATGTTGAAAGAGTTCTTCAGTATTTCCCTTCCAATATCTATAAAGATGATTTTGTAGAAAAATATCTTCTTATTTCTTCATTTAAAAGTGAGGTTGATATGTTTAACTATGTGAAATCAAATATAAAATTTCATCCCTAAACCAACGGTTTATCCTTCACGCCGTCCATGAATCCCGGGCGGCGTTCTTCATTTTCTTGGGGAGCCTCTATCCCATCAAACTCAATCGGAGCGGCTTTACCATTATCAGGATGTACAAGATGCTCCTGTTTCGTTCCGGCAAGTACTGCGGCAATCTTTGAAAGCCCTGGTACATCCACCGGTTCCGGTTCATTGTAACCGGCCAGCTTGGAAAGTTCCCTCACCGCCTCAATCTTGCCGGGCATCTTCTTGCGCATCCCTGAATCCGTGTAGGCAACCTCCTGGCATAAAGGAGAATCTTCGCCCACTTCTCCAATTGGTGTACGCAACACAGCAGTAAGAAACTCAAGGCATTCCTGCTTGGTGGCAATCGCTGATCTGTCCAAAAGGGCGTTCAATTCGTCAATCATTCGCAAAACTTCGCCATCTTTGGACAAACGGGATGCCGCCTTGCTGGCTGCGTCATTACTCATATCCTTGCGATTGTAGGCCTTACGATAAGCGTCCGCCTTGGACAATTTTGACTCAACCAAGAGCCTCGCAAACTCCTTCTTCTTCTCTGTGGCAATAGATGTTTTATCTCTCTTAGACATGATCTTTCATCGTTCGTGTGATAGCGTCTTCCAATCGTTTACGCCCTTGTGCCGTGAGGAAATAACCTTTTTTGAATCTGCCTCCATATTGGGAGGTAGAAACGTCTCCTGCACCGCAAAGGGTATTCAGATGAAAGCACAAACGGCTGGAAGATACGGAAACGCGGTTGGCAATTTCTCCGAACCGAATGCCGGGATTAAGACCGATGCAGGAAAGAATAGCGATCTGAACCGGAGACATTTTCAGCCGTGAAAAGGCTGCGGACATGATAGACATCAATTTTAACTCTGACTGCTTCATTCGTCACCTCCTATTCCCATTTCCTCCCGTAGAGATGCAATTTCTGCTGCGGCGTCCACGACATCCACAACGGGCCCTTCCGGCTGTTGCGGGGCTTGTTCTGTTTTCAGCTTCTTCCGAGCGGATACCGGCTTCCATCGCGTCTCTTTGGCCCAGCGGTCCGCGTGGGTGAGCACATCCCCGAAGCACTCCCAAAACTTCTTGCGGCTGTCCGGCCTCCAAAAAGCTTTCTTCTTGCAGTCCTCCGTCAGTCCTGACGCGTAATAATCCCTCAACATCTCCATATCCCGCGGCGTCACCCGGCCCTGTGCGGAACAGTAAGCCTCAAGCGCGGCTGCCTGCTCAATGGCAGTTGGCATTGTCCGGGACCATGAAGGGTTGATTTCCAAACAGGCAGCCATGAACCTGGCGGCGCCGGGAGAAGCCCCCATATCCGCGTGATTGTCGGCGCAGCGCATCCCCCGGACGTCGTTCAGGCGTTCCCGGTTCGGGAAAGACTGGGCAGGCAGCACAGGAGCAGCGGGCGCTTCTTCCCCCGGTGTACTGTCCACCGTAGTAGTTTCTCCCCCTATATTCCTTTCTTCCTTTCTTTCTTTCTTCCGGTTTTGGATGTTGGCCCCTACATTGGTTCCTATTTCGGTTCCTACGTCGGTTAATTCAGAAACCAACGTAGGTTTCTCTTCGGTTTCCATGTCGGTTTCAACATGGGTTTTCTTGGGGCGCCCTCCGAGCTTGCCATTTTCGCGGGCAATAACTCGCTTTCGCTCAAGAAGCTCTTGTACGCCTCCGGGGTAGCCAAAAACAACAAGGTTGTCTCCGTCGAAGTGGTAAAGTTCCCCGCCGTTCATGACTTCCTTGTCCATCACCCCGCAGGTCTGCATCCAGCGGCGCATGCCCCAGGAGCGGCACCCCTCAATGATTCCGCCGTTCTCTTGGGTGCAGCACCACGCCAACAGGGCAATCCATGTAGCGCGCTGGATTGGTTCAGCTCCGATGAATTCAGGGCTGGAAAACAAGGCTGTTGGGATGTTCATGTATTCCATATCAAAAAAGCGTCAGTTGGGGGTTGTAGATTTCATAAAGACCAGGAAGACGGTCTTCCCGCGGCGGTGTCCGAACAAAGGTTCATGGCTGGCCAGTTTCAGAACTTCCGCGGTTGAAACCTGATCCTCGCACCACTTGAACACCAGAATGCCGCCCGGTTCCAAAACCCGGAAACACTCCCGGAAGCCGGATTTCAAATCCTCCCTCCAGGTTTTCTGGTCCAGTTTTCCGTACTTCTTGGCCAGCCAGGATGATTCCCCGGCGTGAATCAAGTGCGGAGGGTCGAATACCACAAGGCGAAACGCCCCGTCGTTGAAAGGCATCTTCCGGAAGTCCCCGACGACGTCCGGCTTGATTTCCAGGGTTCGCCCGTCGCAAAGCATGTGCGTTTCCTCCCGGCGGTCCATGAACACCACGTCAGGATGGCGGCGGTCAAACCAGAACATGCGGGAGCCGCAGCAGGCGTCAAGAATGGCTTTCATTCCCCCTCCTTTCCTTCTTGGAATCTGCCAAGCAAAACCCGGAATGCAGTTGCCGCCACTGCAGGAACTTGCCCGTTGCCAAGGGCTTTAAGCTCGTCCACTTCTGGGGCCACCCCATCATCAGGGCGGCGAAAGACGCTGACACACACATCCCCCTGACTCGCTTCCCACCGCTCCTGACATAGAGATATGCCAGGTAATCTTCCAAATTCCCTTTTGGTTTGCCTTCCTCCGCTCTCTTCCAACACAGTCCATATTTGGCGATACATGCACGCATGGTGGGCAAGAAGCCATAATCTGGCGCGGCGATGGGGTAATCCAACGGCGTCAGCTCCCAGCACACACCATGCAGCATCATACCCGATGCGGGCAAGGTCACCGAGGATTCTGGCAAGTCCTCTTCCCACAAGCAGAGGTGAGTTTTCCAGGAATGCGAATTCCGGTCGTACTTCATTGATAATTCGGTGCATTTCCCGCCAGAGGCCGGAGCGGGCGCCGTCAATGCCGGCGCCTTTTCCTGCGGCTGAAATGTCCTGGCACGGGAAGCCTCCAGATACCACGTCAACAAGGCCGCGCCACGGTCGTCCGTCAAAGGTTCGTACGTCATCCCAAACCGGGAAAGGCGGGAGTAAGCCGTCATTCTGTCGGGCGAGCAGTACGCTTGCGGGATAGGGTTCAAGTTCGACAGCGCAAACGGTGCGGAATCCGAGCAGCTCGCTTCCAAGTATGCCTCCACCAGCGCCCGCGAAAAGATGTAGCTCATTCACTCTCCCTCCTTTCCATTCATCAGGTTAAATTCTGGCTGTTCCCACATGACTCCACACTCACACGGCATTCGAAAATCGGAGGGTCTCACCAAACCTTGAAGGTAGTCTTGGCGGAGTTGAGATAGAGGATAAAATATCTTTTCCCCGTTAACAGTTCTCCTTAAAATGGTATTATGTTTCCCGGTTGAATCTCGAAATCGTTGTTCCATCCTTTCATGGAAGGCAAACCTCTCCGGCATCTTTTCCAAAAGATTTACAAAATGACCAATACCCGCTTTGAAACAAAAACCGCCGCAATTTGCATGGTTAAAACCCATGTCGTATAACCTTGGAAGCCTGACATTGTATCCTTCCAACCAGCTTTTAATCTCGCAGTAGGAATAAGGTTTTTCAGCCAGTGGAAACCACCAGTTCCATTCCGGTTTGTTTTTTCGGAGCCTTTCACACCGTTCTATTTCTTCAATGTTAAACCCAATAACGATACGAGTTTCTGGTGTGCAATGCTTACGCATCCATGTGTCTAGCGGTTTACGTTTGAGCAATATTGAGCAAAATCCCACGCGGGAATTTGCCATCATGCCCTCTCCGCCTGAACCATCCTGCCCAGTACACAGTTCCCACGGAGTAATATAAGCATCCGGATTTTTCGCTCCTTTATGGCCGCGCATACGGACAATGTGAAGCTGGCATCCCAAGGCACCCGCACCTTGGACGATAAAGCGGTAATTATCTTCATCTTCGATCCCGGTGTCGGCGAAGACTAAATCTACTTCGTCCGGCCCATACTGATCAACGGCTAACTTGGCTGCACCCCAAGACATAAGGCCACCACTGTAATTCACACAGACTTTCACTCATCCTCCTTTCTTGGCTCCCAGTAAACAGGCCATCCTTCATGGACGCAGGCTGCGCAGAACTTGTACTGCGTTAGCTCATGTTTACAGTTCGAGCATCTCCGTCGCATAGGATGCACCCACGCCCTGCATGCGGCCCGCTTCCGGCGGACGTCACCGATAACATTGTACAACTTAAAGTCGTCCCATAAGCCTCCGCGAAATTGGAGTGGCAGCTCGTGATATTCCATTTTAAATCGTATTCGGGCGTTATTGCGAATCCTTTCAATTCTGGTTTCGAGAGTTTCGACTGCTTTTCCGTACTCGTAAAAAGCTTTCTGTTCAGGCGTCAGTTTCATGCGAGCCTCCTTTCAAACACGATTTCCACCTGTCCGGCGCGTCCCAGGTCGTGAATCCGCTCAATCCCGGCGCAATCCAGCGTCCTGTCGTCAATGCCCATAGCCTTGCAGGCCCCGTCCAGATACGCCTTGCGGCGCGCCAGGCAATTATCCGCGTCCGGCTTCGGTCCCTTGAAAAACCAGATCACCCGGTAATGCGTCGGTTGCATCCTCCGGCCATTCAGGGCTTCACAAGTCCTGCCCCAGGCTATATTCCGGGCGCGGCTCTTGGCAGCCGTCTTCTTATAACCGGCCACAATGGCCCCCCTCTGTGTGAGAGGGGCCTTGGCATTGGGGGACAAACACCGGGGAGTGTGGGGCAAAGAAATGGTCAGCGTGGTCATCATGCCGCACCTCCTTCCACTTCCTTCACGGATTCCTTCGTGGTTTTCGATTCGCCATACTCCGCCAGCAACTGCCGCAGCCATTCGCGGCTGGCCTTCGTGGTCGCCTTCGGATCCGCCGCTTTACGGGCCGCGTGAACCAGTCTGTCCAATTCCGTGATGCCGACCTTGCAGCACCCGGCAAACGCTTCCGCCGTCACCTCGTCCGGGAACTCGGCATTCAGCGCGGAAAACGCCCCGGAAGGATCCGTCACCGTGAAACTGGTGCGTCCGGGCGCCATCTCAAAACCGGGAATCAGGCCGGCGGCCACATCCTGTTCAAACCGGTAATCCACAGCAGCCGCCCATTTCTTTGCCGTCTTCGCCAGGCGGTAAGCCTGAACCTTCTCGGCAGGGGAAAACAGCTCCCACTTATCCCGGTCCGTAGCAATCAGGGAAGCCTGTTCCACCATGGACGCGGCCTCATGGCACACCGCCTTGGCCCGGCAATACCGGCAGGCTGCCTCGCTGCAATAGCGCGGGGCGTCCGGGTCCATAGCCGCCTTGGCGACGGCAAGAGAATCCTGTTCGGCCTGGCTAATCGCCTCGTCATCGTAAAACGTAACAGATGCCGGACCAGCCACCCGCGGCTGGATGATAGCCGCGTAAATGCCGTTGTAAATAATCCCTTCTTCATTGGCTTTTTGAGCCGCCAGCGGAACCAGGGCTTCAAGCTGACGGTTGGCCTCGGCGGAATCCACAGCCACGCGGCCAAACTTCCAATCCAGTACCAGAAGATCCGACCCAACTCTGAACAGTGCGTCCCACTGTCCGGAATACTCGCCCCCTTCAATCCAGTCGGACAAAAAACGGCGTTCTTCGGTGGATACAAGAGAAAAAAAAGCATCGGGATAATCCAGGATCTTCTCTTTCACACCATTCAGCAGACGCAGAGCACGTCCACAAAGCTCCACCTGCTCATGATTCAGCTCGGCAGACTCATACTCCCGGCTATTCAGAAAATCATGCCAGGAAAACTCCATTCCTTCTTCGGCTGCATCATCCTTCAAAAGAAGATACTCCATATAGCGGTGCAACAGCGTGCCTTCTGCGGCAGCCTCGGAACTCTCGTCGGGACAGGACTTCTCCATCGTAAACGAGCCTGGGCATAAAGCCAGCCGTCCAAACGCGGACGCGGAGGGCAGCCCTTTACGTACATCTTCAACAGTATCGGTCATGTTGTCGTCTCCTTCCTATCCGATAAAGGGTTGCAGCTTGTCAGGATTGGCCGCCAGCTTTTCCTTCTGCTTGTCATTCAGTTCGTGCCATCCCTTCACCTTGTCGCCGCTGGCCTTCGCAATGGCTGCGTTCAGTTGCTCTTCCGTACAGGAAAGAGCCTCCATCAGCCGGATATGGGGAGGGGGAACTTCTACGTCGCCTTTGCCGGGAACCTCCGCGTCTCCCAGCTGCCGCGGAGAGTCAGCAACCTTCTCGGCATCCACAACGTCGCCCCCGGAAATCTCCCTGGACTTGAACAGGGGCGGCTTAATATCCGGCTGGCTCTTGCCGGCCATGTCCTCCGCTTCCCCCTCCACACTCAAGCCCAGCAACGCTTCCGGGCAATTCGTCCGGGCGAAAAAAGCCGCAGCACGGTACTTGTACATCTGTTCTGGCATCGTCTGCCATTTCTTCCCCCATCCTTCGGCCTTCACCATCTCCGGGGTAATCCAGGTTCCGTAAACATTCTGCCCCGTTTTCAGCTGGGCACACATTCTCACCCCCTTCTGAAAATCCTCTTCATTACGGTACTCGAACCAAGTCGCCGAAAACTTCGGGCAGATATTCACAAGAGCAATGGCAAACTGTCCGGACCAGGACGGGCGGTTCTGAACCACGTAAAGATTCTGCATGATCATCAAAGGGTCCATCCGCAGCCGCAGGGCTGTATTCAGGGCGATGAAGCAAGAACCGGAGTTATTCTGGTAGGTGGTCGGCACCATGCTGGAAGATGCAAGCATCTCGGCGGCCTGCTTCGCCATCTGGAACTGTTCACTGTTGGCAAACGCTCCCAGGACGGACAGTTGCTGTCCTTGCTCTTGTAAAGTCAGGGATTCTGTTGTAGGGGTATTCATGTTATTGGTATTCACATTCATGTTATTGATAACAGGCCGGGGACCAGTTGGCGCTGGCCCCGGCCAACTCATTGTTTCCTCATACCGTGAGGGCGGGACGGTTTTTCCAAGCCGTCAAAAGCTTTCATGGGAGTGGGAGACTCCGGGCAAAACCCGGAATGCGGGCTCTTGCCGGCCTGCAGCTCGGCGTTGTCCAGCTCCACCGCCAGCCAGAACAGGCACGCAGCGGAAAGACCAAAGGAGCAGGCCCCCAAGAACTTGAAAAAGGTATTCATTTGTTCACTCCTCCTTCTCCATATTCTCGGAGCAACGCCCGGCGGAACTGCTTGCCGTGCACCTTCATCTTCCCCTGCTTGCCCCAGTACAGGATCTCGATCACATGCCCCTTGTCCTTCAACTCATGGACGGTCCTCTTGATCACATCCCGGTCGGAATCGTACATCAGGGCCAAGGTCTTGCAGTCGTAAAACTCTGATTCAGGGTAGGTCATAATATTTTCATTGTTAAAGCTCGTGCCAGCCGAGTAGCTTGAGCACATCAATCAGTTCGGGTTCCAGGTCAGTCATGGTGTCCGTCAGGGTTGGGCCCGCAGCTCTTTGCATGTGGGGAACGGCCCATTTCAAACATGGCATCTTCCAAGTCAGTGAGTTGTTCCCGCAACGTGGCGGCATACTCACCCGCCTGGTCCAAAGTCATCCAGCGGTCGTCTGCCCAGATAAGGCCCGTTTCTTCGTCGTATTCGATAGTTGGCATATCTAATCCTCCACGTCTGCATAGGCTATATAGTCCTTCATATCCGGGCGGAGGCAGGACCCTTTCCCGACAAAAGGCGTGAAGACTTCGGGAGTCGTGTCCCACAGCTTGTAGAACTTATTGGTGAGCCAAATTCTGCCCTTGGGTGTAAGATAGGGCGTTATCTTGGGTTCCTTGATGCCGCTTGTATGTGCGATTTCTCTATGAGTAATTTGGAAATATCCCCTTTCAATGCAATACTGGCTGGGCTCATTGTGATACGCGCCCACCTTGCCGAGGATTCCAAGCTCCCGGAGAAGAGCAAAAAGCCGTCTTTCCCCAATGATCATTCCTCCCTGGGTAAGTATCTTTGCGTAAGTGCCCACCTTCTTACTGCCCTTTGATACCTCTACAGATTTCCCGTAGATTACATAGGCTGCGTTCCTTTCCCGTTCGGCTTCCAGCTGCTTCAAGCGTTCCGTCTGCTTTTTGATCGTGTCTCCGGCAATTATCATGGCTCGCGCCATGATCTCTTCCGGCGTTTCTTCCGGACGGCTGACCATGTAGCCACCACTCTTGCGGATGGAAGGAAGCACTTCTTCAAAAACCCACGCCTCAAAGCGCTGTGCGGATTCCAGCTTGGAGCCGCAGATCAAACGCATCATGTCCGGTTCGTTGATGATGCGAACTTCCTGGGTGCGTCCGAGGCTGTCGAGGATGGGGTAACGTTTCGTTACCCCACGGCAATGGTCATTCATTGCCTTGGATTCATTGGCGTAACCAAGCGCTGCGCACACATCCTTGCCGACGAACCAGGGTTCTTCATTAATGGTGACCGTCCGGACGGAAAAGCCAAGATCGGCATTCTGGAACGGTACAACACCGTTCTGCGACATCAAGGCATTTTCGCCTTGCGGACTTCTGTTTATTGTGTTAGTAGTCATACGTTTTAGTTGATCGGGCTTATGCCCGTTTTGGTGGTCACCTGCTCCAACAGGTGGCCGCTTTTGTTTGGATGAACAGCATCTCCACTGGGCACATTCCATAATCTGCGGAAAATTTGTATTCAGGAGTCGGCGAGAGGCCTGTGCGGTTCCGATCTTGCTTTCAACCAAGCAAGAACTTTCGACAAACGGTACCTAGGACGTCTGCCTTTCGGATGGATCGCTGTACCGACTTCAAGTTTTGGGCATCCTTCTCGGTCCCAGCGCTGAATCGTTACAACACTGACTTTTAATGTTTCCGACAACTGCTTTCGTGTCAGGAATATCTCTGTTCTGTCCTGTTCTTTCGTGACCATGAACAAATGATTACTCTTGAAAACGAGATTAGTCAATTATTATTTTTACAAGCGCGGAAATGATATTGACAGAACAACAATGACCATGTATGAATATTGCCATGATGGAAGATGGTTCAACAAAAAACCAGCAATCAGGCATGGAAAATGGAGAAAAAAAATCGACTTTGTCTGTGCAAGACATAAAAAATACCCTGTCCATGTTCAAAAAAGACAGAAGTTGGTTGGCGACGTCGCTTAATCGCTCGATCTCAACAGTGAATGGTTGGCTTTCGGCAGGAAAACCCATACCATCCAAATGTATCAATGAAATTCAGATATTATTCAATGAAGAAAAGATCCGACAAAACAAAACAGCAAAATCCATTACTGCCTCATCGGACGAAGAGTGGGAAAGTTGGGAAAAAGAGGCTGAAAAATATTCATGGCTTTTTGACAATATTCAAGAATGGGCTAGAAGCGTATTAAATCAAGAGGTGACAAAATCACAGGAATCACTTTCTGTTAATAAAGAAAAAAATAAAACTTATGACAACCCAATTATATTTCCTATAGATTCAAGTTCTGCAGAGCTTTGGGGGGTGGTGTATGATTTTTCAAAAATAAATAGTTTGGGTGAAGGGAAATATACATTTTTAGATCCTCCTAAATCAATCACTATTATATTAAATATTGCTGCTAAGAAAAAAATAGAAAATACTATTAAAGATAACAAAACTTTTTCTTTGAAATCCGCTGAAAGAGCTCTTGATGATTATTTAACAGAAGCTGATTTTGAGAATGAGCGTAAAATGTTTATTTTTTCACCTGGAGATACACTAATGTGGTCAATTGCAGCAGCTCTGGATGGAACTAAAAGTGTAAACGAATGGGCAAATAAGATTATTGATGCAAACGTTGAGAAAAAATTACTTGAACGTATAGGTATTACTGATGAAGACGACGAAATCTCATTCTATAGATAAATCCTCTTTTTTATTTTCCGTTAGCCGTCCACGTTGGGAAACGCGGGCGGTTTTTTATTGCCATTACAGCCGTGTACAGTAGCATCCTCCCAGAAAAGCGCTCCTGTTCAGCCCTTGGCCTCCTGGTCAGGGGCTTTTTTGTTAAATAGCATTATTGCGCTTTCTTCAAATCTAATAGTTGTACTTGCCTCTTATAATCTTCCCATATATCAGCCAGTGCATGATATGTTGTTTTATATTCAGGAATAGGTTTCGCCTGCATAATCCAATAGCAATAAGGATAGTCTAAAAATTTATCTCCAAGAATAACTTTAACTACAAAAACACCTGCAACATCTCGATACTTCTCAAAGAATCTTGTTTCATCTTTCCATAGATTGCATGGCTTTAGAGCATCTAAAGCTACTGCGTCAAGCATGGCTTTCTTCTTTTCATCAGTTTTAATATGATATTTTATTTCTGTGACTATTTCACGAATTGCCTTCTCCTTAAAAGTGTTTCCAAATTGGCGATATGCACCAGACTGAATATCCAGCCATGCCTGTCCAGGGTTATTCTTCACGACGCTTTGGAAATGCAGCACAAGAGCTTCAGAAGGAGATTTCGTGTTGTACTTTTCTTGCTCAATACGCCTCCATACATCATTAATACGTCTTTTGTGAGCATTTCGCACTTTGTGCGAAAAATCATTCCAAACAGTACGAAAAATTTCTTTAGAGTTATTGAATATAGGAGTTTCCTTCCCTTGGATCTTCCAATAAAGGTATGGATATTTAATGTTCTCTACTCCAAATAAAGCAGTGAAGATGCCTAATCCTAAATCATATTCCTCGTCCGGTGTGACTGGGGGCTGGTAGCCTTCCGCCTTCACCAACCCTTTTGCTTCTTCGTCAGCGTCATCCCC